TAGAAACAACTTTACCCTCATCAGTAGTCTCGTAACTATTCGGAACTGAAACGACTACTTCACTTTTTTCAGTAGTATCATACGTTCCATTAGCAGATATGTTTTGACTAGACTGAGATACAAGAGATCCGTTAGAAACAACTTTACCCTCATCAGTAGTCTCGTAACTATTCGGAACTGAAACGACTACTTCTTCATAAGCATCATAATCAACATCATCATTAGCATTGTATGTGCCATTTTCAGTTGCCATCAAAGTGCCAATTGAAGCATTGGTTGTCTTTAAGACAATGCCATGTAAAGCAGTAGCTAATTGAGAAGCCACCAGTCCAACCGCAGAAGAAATGGCCTCTTGTCCTTCTTGATTAGCTAAGCCTTCAGTGCGAAGTCCATCAATTGCATTTTTTATATCTTCTTGGCCAGTCTGACTAGCCAAATCCAGTCCCAGATTTTCTTCGGCCATAATTTCCTCCATAAAAAGAGGAGCCTACCAGAAGTTATCCGATAGACCCCATTTTGAATTTACTCGATCAACCCATACCAGGGCAGCACTGTCCACAGAACGGATTGTTACCGGAATTGTAAGTGCTGGCCATCGGATATCTCACGACACCAGCCAGTGCATTCTGCATCTGCAGAGCATTGATCTGATTCTGCATTTCCGCCATCCGGTTGCCCTGGATCGTATCAAGAATCTTCTGAGCCTGGGCTGCCATATTAGCATTGATCGCTGCTGTATTCTGAGCATTCTGGAAGTTCACGCCGTCGATCGCTCTCAGAGTGTTACAGCAGCACTGGTTCTGATTGGCCTGATTCTGGAGGGCGATCTGCTGAAGCACGTTCATATTCTGCTGAAGCTGAGCCTGAGCATCCTTCGCAACATTGATCGTCTCGTATTCAGCCTCTTTGGCCGCAGCAACAGCCTGAGCCGTACCACCAGTGACCGCCTGCATGAGATCACGGTTCTGATCCTGGAGATCATTGAAGTTGAAACCATTCTGGACAAATTCCTGAGTCGCAGGAGCTCCGTTTCCATAGTATCCGCGATTGCCCCAGTTGCCGCCAAACAACATCATCAGGGCCAGGAACCAAATGCCGTTACCGTTAAGTCCATCTCCATTATTGGCCAGCATTGCTACATCAGATGCAGAAAGTCCATTCTCACCCATTTCTAAACCCTCCTCTAAGAGCATTTAAAATATCATTAGGGTTGACTCCACGTTCCTGACAAGCATTGTAAAAAGCAGACTTGGCATCGCCACCGTGAGTGTTAATATAGTTCACAGTATTCTGGTATACTGGATTCTTAGCCAGGATTTCCTGTGGGCTTTGCTGCATCTGACGGTTGCGATTGTCTAGAGTTTCCAGAATAGGATTTCCCATTGTTAAGTCTCCTTTCTAATTTGCTTATTCTCTCTTCTAACGACTGATAATCATTTGCTGTTATTTGCTTAGGCGTAGCTTCCTCTTCTTCTACGTGCGGAGAAATATCATACGGTTTCAACATAGGATATCCTGCGCTATCGGTTGCCTTAAACCACACTATAGGAGCTGTATCGTCAAGCAATAAAACGGATTCGTCGGGACCAAGCTGAAAAGCGTTAGCCCCTTCTTTTCCGTGCACACGTTTAACTGATCGTTTAGTTTGAGTCGGATCCATGGAATAACCCTGGTTACCACAAGGTATAAAAGGAAAACCTTGATACATATTTGACTCCTTTCTTAAATATCATCGCGGTTTAATCGCCCGGGTTGAACTCGATCGGTCCTGCGAGTACATACGTACCGTTAGCAGTTACAGACCCAGCGTGCTCAGTTACGTCCCACGTTTCATGCAGGTTGCGAATATCCTCTTCTATTTCATCATCCGGTTTAGTCCAGTCTATAAGAGAACCACCTGATTGTATTTCTTGCTCTTCACCATATGCAGACAATGAAAGTAATCTTTGACCGACTTCCGTTACCGGTATTCCACTATAAGCAATAAAATCTTCCATAGTATCAAAACTCTGTGAGCCATTTGATGCTGCGTGTGAAGGCCAACCATTATCTAATACATAATAAAGGTTCTCATATTTGATTATTCCGATACGATAACCTCCAGGATACGAATATGTAGGTGGGTCATTACTAACAAGAACTTGATTGCCTGGCTGTATTAAATAACCAGCTGTATTAATAGGTCCAAAACGTTCTCCATAAATAGGATCACTACCAGTACCTCCAATTCTGCCAAACCAATTCCATGGTAAAGATCTCACATCAATTGCGGCTACATTACCGTATCGATATGATGTATTCTTCTCAAAAGCTCCTTCCTGTTGCATCTTCTTACCAGCGGCAATGATGTCTGACATAGCAACCCATTCTCTACCCTGCTCGTCAGTAATAGTGGGCTTAGAGGTGTTACCAAGCTGGTCAGCGAGAGCATCGGAGATATCAGCACTGCCGCCAGAAGTTAATGCGTTAGCAATATTCTTACCAGTGGCTCGTTTCTGGCTATTACTCTCTGTCTCGTTCTTAGCTCTAACACTAACTGAGATCCTATCCGTTAAAGTAATTATTCCCATGGATTTATTCTCCACTCGTGTACGTTACAGTGATATACGTGGTGCCCTGCTTCTTAAGTTTTGAACCGTGAGCAGGATTCCATGTAACATCATTACGACCCAGCTGCTCCTGCCTACCGGAAGCATAAGTCAGGACTATCTGTGATCCACGTGTATCAAGTGTGTCACCAACTTCATAGCTGTTAACTGAAATATCAACATCCAGCTTAGTAGGCACGTCATTCACTGTGATCGCTACAGAACCAGTATGACTGTTACCACTGTTATCACGATAAGTTGCCTTGATCTGAGTATCGGTGGTCTCCATCTTGTGACCATCTGAAGGACTCCAGGTAACCGAGTCAGTCACGTCAGCAGTAGATCCATCAGAATATGTAGCTGTAACGTGAGCGTTGTCGTAACTGATAGTGGTATTGGCATCTACGTTAGTCGGCACACCCGTGATAGAGATGCCAGTTACATAAGCTACTGTAATACTTACATCTCTCGTACACTTGACACCATTCTCAGTGTATGTACAGGTAACCTTATTAGTCCCTTTCTTCAGAGTCGATCCATCAGACGGACTCCACTGAGCAGATGCCGTAACATCCTGAGTAGACCCGTTATCATACAAGGCTGTAACCTTAGCTCCGGTAAGATCAAGAGAGTCACCTTCACGATAAGTCTTCTTTGTAAAGTCAGCACCAATAGACTGCAGTACCAACGATGTAACATTTACAGCCGTTTTACCGGTGATGGTCCAGTCTTCAGATTCATAAGTCGCTGTAACGTTCTGTGACCCAGTACGGTCGAGAATCGTATTAGGTACAGGATCCCAAGTAACTTGATTAGTCACATCACTAGTCGATCCGTCAGACCAAGTCAACGTAGCTTTAGCATTCGTGTAAGACAACCGGTCACCCTGTCTAAAACCAGAATCGGTAAAAGTGACATTAAGCTTGGTCGGTTTAGGTCTCACATTGATCGTAGCTGTAGCAGTTCTCTTAATTGAGTTCTCAGTATATGTAACTAATACAGTCTGCGTACCATGGCTCTCAAGTTTAGATCGATTCTCCGGAAGGAATTCACATCTAGACGCGACATTAGCTGTACTATCGTCATCATAAGTAGCTGTTACCACAGTATTAGTCGTGTCAAAGTTGTCACCATAATAGAAATTAGTCTTACCCAAAGTTACAGCGATCCTAACAAGAGACTTCTCTGTAACAACTATCTGAGCATTACCGACAGCACTAACACCATTCTCCGTATACGTACATTTGACATTGACAGTCCCATCGTTGCTCTGAACAGTACCTTCGAGCGGATCCCAAACGAGAGTGGCATTAGACACGTCTTTCTCTGTACGGTCACTCATCAAAGCCTTAACGGTAGCACCCTTATAAGAAACGCCCTCACCAGCTCTCATACCGGTATCAGCCAGAATGACAGTCAAACTCTGAGGAATCGGAGCAACAGTAATGATCTGCGTAGCGTAGACAGTAGACTTGCCAGATGGTGTATAAGATACTCTAACCGTGTTCTGACCATCCAAAGTTAAGCTCGATCCATTAGAAGGATCAAAAGATGCTGCAGAGGTAACATCGGTTTCGGTTCCATCAGGAGCTCTGTAAGTTACCACAGCACCGGAAGTATTAAAGTTATCACCGTGAATATAGGAAGTCTGCGGAAGGGTGACATAAAGATTACCATTGACATAATCTGTTCCACCACCTTCTCCACCGGCAGCTCCGCCAAAAAGATTATTCAAAAATATCATTTCTGCACCACCCTTACTGCAAGCTGAATCTCAAGTGTCGGGACTGTACCAAGACACCGGATCTCATTCTTGGTGATCGAGTTAATCACAAACATAGCTGCCCTAGCCTGACCAAGTTGTGTAAGTGTTGTATCTGGACCGAGCTGAGGATATAAATCGTACTCAGTGCCGGGATACTGACTTTCAAAACTGTAGACACCATTACTGTCGAACTGATTCGGATATAAAGTAATGATAGTATCGGTTCCATATAGTCTTCTGAGCTCAGCTGCAGTAGCATAATAAGACGCACCATGTCCATCCAAACTACTGGCGTTACCGGTACCCTCATTGTTTATAGCCTGAAGAGCTCGGATAATGGCATCACGCACACCTTCGCCACGTGATTCTTTGTAAATTGCATTCACATACGCTGCAATATTAGCCATTTTGAATTTCCCTCCTTACTCTTCTCATCCCTAATTTTCACTTGACACCTCCCTGACTGTGACTGTGCCGTTACTATTTATCGTAAATCTCAAAGGTCCTAAAGCTTCAAATATACCCGCTGATGTAACCGAATTATGACTTCCTGCAGTTGGTGTTTCATCATATATGATACTTACATCACTGCTAACCATCTTACCCTCACTATCTTTAACCAACTCAGTAAGTGTTCTACGGTCAAGGGTTCCGATCTCGATCTCTTTGTCAGCCTTAGCCAAATCAAGAGACAACTTAACAATAGGTAACGTGGCATCTAACCTGTGCGGACCAGACATTACGTGAACGTTTTGCCCAATAAGAAACGGACTGTATTCTTTGTTAATATAATGTAACTCCGCAGCGACACAATTCACTGTTGGACTGGCGTATCTCTGATCAGCTAAATACTGCAGACCATAAGCCATCAAAGTATTCGCATCTGATACATTATCAAACTTGACCACTCCTGTGATCCTGCCATAGTCCGAAATATAATCAGAGTCGAGATACACTCGTCCACCGTTTACAGCTGCGATTGTTAAATTGTTTGGTCCAATGGGTATAATCGAAGTAAAGAAATCAGCATTAATCTTCTGTGAAAGAGAGATAAGATTCAGAGAATATCTTACTGGCTGCGTATTGATGTCCGGGATACTAGAATACCAGTCTATGTACCGTACACCGTCTTCCTTCCGCAGCATGAAATATCCACCCTCAGTATTCAGTAGATACTCGTTAAGACATTCCAATGTAGTCTTATACTCTTCTGTTTTACGGAATAGAAGTTTTGATGACATTGATATGTTGCCAACTGTAAACTGCCGATTCGCTGGAACTCTAGCGTTGTGCTGCTCAACCAAATATCTTAGGAAAGCGACACGATCTATTTCATCCAGAGTAAACGGCGGTAGCACAGAATCACTGAAGTAAGCCAACGCGCCCTCACAGTAGACCCGCTTCTGCATCTCGATATCGAGCTCAATCTCTGTAGGTCTACCGAAAAATATTATTGACTCACCTTCATACACCTCTACTTCCGGAGCGAGCAATGTCGGTAAGTCATAATTGACATGATTGGCAGGCATAGTGAACTCGAATGATCCAGCGGTATTGATTTCCTGTTCCAGCTTCGGCTCAAGAATAACCACGTTGCCATCTGATTCATAGATGCTGGTCCCGTTCATCAAAACTTTATAAATCATAGTATTTTACCAAAACCGTAATCCACAACGACTCGACCATAGCCTCTAAATTCAACCTCATTCTCTCCGGGCTGAATCGTGATTACCTGATTATGAGTACCGGATGTCAGATCATACTCTTCGCCATTGAAGATCATCTGTATGTTACTGGATGTGGTAATCGAGATAGGCGTAGCTTCATCGCTGCTGTTTATAAAGGTTCTAATCTTAGTCCCTTCGACATCAAATGTTCCATAAATTATGTTACCAAACGGCATCGATGGATTACCGTTGTAGTCGCTGGTGTTGCTGCCATCAATCACCAAGTTATCCCACGGCCAGTCGTATTCAGCAGTACCGGCAATTGGATATCTGTATGGATCAACCACATAGTCAAACGTTATTGTCGAGAACTTCTCATCGGGTTTAACGTTATTGACAGCAACTCTACCAACATAGTAATAGTTTGGATCATCATCCAAAACAATATGACACCGTTTACCCTGGATGAATCGTATTATCTCAGACAAGCGATCCGCCCAGGGTTTACCGTTCCATATAATGTAAAACTCCCAGGATCCCTGACGCATCTGGTACTTAAGTCCTGCAAGAACCTCTGTATAATCCAATTGTCCATCGGATCCCGGGATGTCTTTGAAAATTGTTTTCGGCTGAGGGATAGCCGGTGTGGGTATAGCACCTGTCACGGGGACTAAATGCCAATCATCCCAAGTATGCCGTGTATCCCCATCGACATCGAAGGTTACGGAGTGTTTTCCGTAATATACTGCTTTAGCCATTACCCACGGCCCTCCCTCCTGTTACGTACAAAAGTATTACCAAGTCTTCTGTCAACTTCTTTATATGCAACCTGACCGATAACTCTTCCATCAGCTTCGAATTTCATCTGTTCCATAGCGGATTTCAAAGTTGCGATCTCTTCCTGCAAAGCTCCTACTGCAGAAACAACATCAGCATTACTACTTGGAGCTCTATCAGATGCAGAAGTGACAGCACGGATTGACTGGAACGCATACGGATCCATTCCATATGCACCAGCTATCGCAAATTGCTGTGATCCGAGCATGGATCCCATTGTAGTCATTCCATTTTGAATTTGCTGTAAATCCAATACCGGACTAATTACAGGATCCAGATCGGTATCAAAGTTTAATGAGTCTCTCAGGCGTTCCATCACAGACTGCATGGCATACATACCTTTATCTGCAAGCGTCGTCGCCTGTGTCTTAACATATCCGGTGGCATTCTTGAAACCAACACCTAATCCCATACCACCGAATCTACCAAGTTTCATAGCTTCCTTAGAAGGTGAGTTGATATCGAGCTCGGACGCCATTGATCTCAATGCTTCAGCTGCTAATTCTCTGGCTGCACTTTTCACATAACCGCTAGTACGAGAAGTACCATCGGCAAAACCATAACCAAAATCTCTACCAGCATCATAAGCACCATATTCAGCGTCTTTAAGTTCATCAGTTGCATCGTCACCAATCGTCTCAGCAGCTTCTTTAACACTTTGCGGTTCACCAAGCATTCCTGCAAGATAAGATTCGAGATGTTCTTTACCACCGTCTTCAAAAGTGGGTTCTGTATCTTTAAGACCATTTTCAGCTTCTTTACCAAGATCCTCACTGACAGTCTGTCTTAACTTTGGAGATTTAGATCTAAGACCTTCAAGGAATGAGTCTCCTACAGTTGCACCCGGTTTAGTAATATCGATACCCTCAAGTCTGGTGAGAGCAAGTTCTGTAGACAATACAATATCCGCACTACCGTTCTCAATCTCACTAGCTATCGCAGCATCGTACTCTTTACCTGTAATGAAACCAATGTCTTTATAGTGTTCAAGAGCGGTCTCACTAAGATATCTTGTCTCATTACCAACAGTCAAATGAATACCCGGAGCGCCATGAGCAACACCCTCGGATACGGACGCTGACCATTTATCACCGGCATTGAAACCGTACTCGCCCATCATGTCTTCAAGGCCACCCATGTCGCTACCAAGCATACTCTCAATAGAAGTAGAGGGATTCGACATGTCAAACCCATCAAGCATCCCATCTCCGAGCATAGTACCGGCATCCATACCGCCATCAGACATCATCTTTTTCATGGTACCAGTCAGAGCTTCGGTGTCACCCGTCATCATACCTTTGATGTCTTCCATACCAAGTCCTTCAAGGAACCCAGCACCTGTATCAGAACCTGACTGTTTAGCTGTAGCGGCTACAGTACCAAGGCTTTCCTTAACCACATCACCAACACCATCAGCCTCGCTCTTAAGATTAGCTTTCTCTGAGTTAACACCATCACCAACACCTTTAACCCAGTCTTTACCTGTCTGTGTAGCTTCTTTTGGGTCCAACTCAGTCTTCAGAGCTTTACGACGATCAGTAAACCATGCATCAATATCATCACCAATAAATGGTAAACCGCCAAGAATACTCTGAAGCAAAGCGAGAATCGAATCCATGACTACCATCACAGCCTTACCCATTGCCGTAAGACCTGCAGCCACGACTAGCATAGAAGCACCAGCAGCGGCAGAAGCAGCGGATAACGCAAGAATGCCACCCGCAGCGGCGAACATGCCAGGAGCCAACGGACCAAGTAAAGCACCGGCAGCTCCGAATATAACAAACACTCCAGCTAATGCCAGTATAGCTTTACCGATATTAGCAAGCGGCATAGCGCCTAAAGCAGTCACGGCAGGCACCAAAAGCCATATAGCAACAGACATTACACCAATAGCTGCAGCGGCGGCAAGCATACTTAATGAAAGCGGACCAAGTATAGCACCAGCTGCACCAAAGACTAGGAACACTGCCGCGACCGCACCAATACCTTTAACCAAACTCCAGAAATCCATACTACCAAGAAGCTTGATCGCAGGTACAAGTAATAATACTGCCGCTGACATAACGACCATAGCTGCTGATGCAACAAGAATCATTGGTGACACGCCATCTAACAATTTACACGCAGCGACAAATATTAGCATCTCAGCTGCTACACCAGCAAGTCCTTGTATCATAGAACCCGTAGACATATCACCGAGGGCTTTTACTGATACAGCAAGCATTCTTAATGCCGCAGCCATAACAACCATAGCCGCAGCGGCGGCGACAGTTACCCCACTGATGCCTTGCATGTCATGCATGAACCACGAAAGTTCAATTAGCAATAACATCACACCGCCAAGACCTTGCAACCAGCTTTCGAAATCAAGAGCACCTAAAGCCTTAACGCTTGATACCAACACCCTAAGACCAGCAGCCAGAACTATAATTCCAGCGAATCCCTTCGTGTCTATATCTTCCATCTGCTTAGTGAAAACATACAACTCAAAGAGAACTGCTCCTAGACCAGCAAGACCCCGGATTAAACTCGGAAGATCCAAACCAGCCATGGCTTTTACGCTTGTTACAAGAAGTCGTATACCAGCGGCTAATGTAATGACACCAACAAATCCGCTCGTGGACACATTCTCCATATCATGAAGAAACGCTGTAAGCTCGACCATAACTAGAGCAAGTCCACCAAGACCTTTAAGCCAACTCTCAAAATCCAAACTTCCAAGCTTACTAACTGCTTGAGATAACAAATCTACAGCAATACCAATAGCCGTAATATCTACAGCACCTGTTTTGATGTCCTTTGTGTATTTAGAGAACAGAACCAGCTCGAACATAATCTCAGCTATAGCCACAATACCCTTCTGAATATCCAAGAATGGAATATCCGCCAGATTTCTAAGCGAGAACGACAGCATTAAAACTGATCCTGCTAGCATTACAAATCCTATAGAATTAGATTTTAACGCGCTGGCACCATTTTTTCCAAGAATAGCACTGATTATGCCGCCTTTAGTGTCATTGGCCTGTACACCATTGAATTTCTTGGCTACTGCTTCCAAAGCAATCTGGAAACCTATGATCATAGCAAGTAATTCACCGACTGCTACGATTCCATTTTGAATCTTGTCAAATTCAACAAATGACAGAGCAATCAGTGACGCTGTGAGAATGGCGATCGAAACCGCAATGTTACGTATACCTTCGGATCGAGTTTTCGATGCATACGCTTTCATTGGGGCTAGAAAGCTCTTTACTAATTTGATACTAGCTTTCTCCAGATTAGTCTTAAGTTTATCTAAACCGTCGGCTAACTTGGAAATATTGTCTAGAAGATCAGTAAAGTTGAATAGCGCCTTTATACCACCGAATTTAGCCAGATACTCAAACATCCGGTTTACAGCGGTACGGGCATCCTCACCAAACAACGAGATCCAAACTTCCTTAATGAATCCCCAGCCAGCTTTCACCGCATTAACGAAACCGTTAAACGCATTAGCTATAAACTCCCAAACAGAAGTAAAGGCTTTGACTGCATTATCTTTGACGAACTCACCGATAGACTGTCTGAGCTTATCAACATTCTCAACAATACCATCAAGCCACGTTTTAAGCTTTGAATACCAGCTCCCATCTTTGAAGCTATCTTTGATCTCGATGATTCTTTCCTTAAGCGGATTCAAGAAACCATTGAGCTTCTCTACAGCATCTGAAACATCAGTGATCATCTCAGCTGGAGCGTGATCCAGGAACCATTGAACGGCTTTGCCCTTGAGATCACTAAGCGCCTCTTTTACGTTATCAACTCCAGACTTAAACTTATCCAGTTTAGTCCCAGAATCCTCTGCACCGTTGCCAATACCGAATATACCAAGTACGAAGTCACCAATCGCATCGGTAAACGGTTTGATAGTAGTTCCGATCTTAGAGAGAATCTCCCATATCTTGCCTAATGCTGTTGAAACTGTTTCGGCAATTCCTGCAAAGTCAATAGACTGAGTTAAATACTCAAATCCTTTAGCTATCTCAGCAAGCTTTTCTCCTGCTTTCTGCATAAACGGGCTCTGTATAACATTCTCAAAGAACTTATATACGGCATCTGATACTGGCTTTATTACCTGCATTACTCCGTTAAACAAGTTAGCGAGCCCATTAGCCAGAGCTTGTAAACCACCATTATCCGAAAATGATTTCCCAATTTTATCGATTATCTGGGATATCATTACTATAACTTCTTCGCCGTCACGAACTATTTGATATAGAAGTGTCCTACCTGGTTCGATGGCTTTCCATAACATGCCAACAAATGTAGCAGCACGCTGAATAATGTTTACTCCATTTCTCAATAATTGAAATACTGTAAAAATAGTAGTTTGAAATAAACGTTTTAGCTCATCTGACGGTACAAGACTCTTAATAAAGTCGCGAACTGATTCTGTAATCTTTATTAATCTGGCACCATCGAATTTACCAAACGATGCTTCGAATGGAGTGGACACAATATTCTTAATTTCCTTACCAACAGCGGAAATCTTCTCCCATAAAGTCCCAAAGGCTTCAATCATTGCGTCCCGGCCACCGTTGTCATGCCAGAACTCAAACATCTCGTTTCTAGCTTCAGCTATTGGATCAAGAACTTTACTTATCTCATTGTTAACCCCAGTCCATAACTGTTTAGCTTCTTCGAAATTACCAACAATATACTCAAAAGTCTGAGCCCAACCAGAACCGAGTGATTCCTTAACAGTATCGATCAACTGATGAAACGTCTTAACCTGAGTTGCTGCCTCTGCCGCTTTCTTACCAAGTTCTGTAGTTTCATCAGTATACTTAGCTAAAGTCGTAGTCAGGACTTCTGTGGTCATCCACTGCGCCCTAAGAGAATCTCTAAATCCCTTTGAAGAATCAAACCAATCAGATGTTTTTCCCTGAGCATCTGTGGTTGTCGATATATATTCGCCTTCCTTTTCTACAAGAGTGCCCAAGTCTACAGCAGTATCTATAAGAGTCTGCTTAAATTCTTGGGTTGCCATGTTGGCATTTTCAATAGACATCCAGTCTCGAAGCAGAACCGAACCGGATGATAAAGCCTGTGCAAAGTTATACATTGCATGGGATGCCTGCTGAGTATTTGCTCCAGATAAGGCAGCCACATTAGAAATACCCTGAATAGCAGCTACAGAGTCTTCCAAACTAACACCAGCATTCGTGAACTTACCAATATTGGATGTCATATCAGAGAATGAGTAAATCGTCTTATCTGCATAAGTATTCAACTCATTCAATTTCTCGTTAACCATATCCAGAGTTACAGGAAGTCCCTCTCTGGTACGAGCGCCCATAAGAATGGTCTGAATAGAGTTCATCTTAAGCTCATACTCAGCAAAACCATCTTTAATAGGATCGATAGTAATAGCCTTAGCTAACTTCTCTCCCATATCAATAGCAGCATTGGTAAGACGCCTTATAACCTCCATCCCGGCAATTCCGAGTACGGAGAACTTATTGTTAATAGAGTCAATACCAGCCTGCATTGCAGAAAAGTCGAAGCCGTTAAATGAATTCTTAAGATTTCTGATACCTTCATCAGACCTAGTGAACTTTAACTTCTCTTTAAGCTTTTCGAGAGTAGACATTGTGGTTCCAACGTTAGACTCAAAGTCCTTATTGTCGAACCGCATTTGAACTATTCGTTGATCAATATTACTCATCGTGTCACCTCCCTCCAAGCTTCATCTGCAATATTATTAAAGACCGGTTTCATAGCTGGATTAATGAAATCAGTACCCTGAACATAAGCACCATTATCTGTTGCATGTCCATACTGGATTAGTATCGCTACAGGAACTCCATCATTAACATTACTGTTAGTCCAATAGATCACAGCTCCGGTCTTAGTTCTTACAATCTCATAGTCCCATGAATTAGCTGTTTCACCACTATCAACAGGAGTGGCTTGGGCAAGTGCGATCACCCCTTCTTTAGCTACAGAATCAAGTCTGTTCAAGAATTCAGCTTCTTTTGCTCTTTTGAGGAACAATGATGTCTTCTCAAAATTTCCTTTATGTACAAACGAGATCATAATCGCCTATCCACTCCTGTCGAATATCAATGTTTTCTGCGTTTGGCACGTCGAGCCTTAAGTAAAGCCCTATGATGTGCCATTCGCTCGCTCTCTGAACGCTTCTTTCGTGGCTTATTCTCTTCACTGGTCACGTGTATTAACGTAATCAGCCGATTGAGATGCCATTTCTCACATTCCTTGGAGATCCCAGAAGCGAACATCCAGTAATAGATGAGCTCAGATGTGACCGGCCTATTGTCGGTTTGATTTGCAGCGTCATCCTCAGACTTACTGAAGAACGTTGCAGTCATCGAGTCATCTATGTAGCGTAAAATCTCGGTAACCTGTTCGGTCGTAAGGCATGAATAAAGCAGAGGATCGACATTCTTCTCGATAGTCATACATCTAAAGTAGTCGAGCATCTGCTTGTTAGTTACTTCCTTGTTACCGATGAAGTGAATCTTCCATTTAGATTCCCATTTTGAAAGTGAGACCAAAGAGTGTTCCAATGTAATGGTTTGACCTTTAACGTCATAGAACCTGCGCTCTACCGGATCCCACAATTCGGTTGTTGGGATGGTTATTGGCAACGGCATGACTGGCCTCCATCATTCAATGATCCATTTCAACGATCTTGCTTCCTTCCGGAGAGCCTGCCGGTTTTGCCTGAGCGACGCCAAGACTTTCAAGGTGCTCTTTGATCTCATCCTGAGCATTGTCAAGAGATCCTCTCATGTTTTCCGGAATACAACCGGAGATGAAAGCTGCAGCCTTCTTGGCATCAAAACAAACGTCCATAAACACAATAGGGAATATGGCAGAAGACTTAAACTTCCGAGAAAGAGGGGCGCCGGTAACAGGATCCTCTTTGATAAACCGGCCATCTTCCGTTCTTTCGC